TTAAAGGGCATTTAAATAGCACCCCGAAATTTATAAATTTGCAACGCGCACAGCAGTCGCTGTGCCTGTTACAGTTGCACCGAATGAACTACTCTCTAATAATATTTGGAGTGGAACTGCATACGGGTACACGAGAGAATTATCAAACTCTACAACACCTGATGGGATAGTATCAATAAAGATACCAAGAGAGGCAGCAGGCGCGGTGATGCTGTAAAACTGAGTCGTTTGAACCCCGAATGCTGCCCCTTGAAAAGCGACATTCCACCCAGCTGAGTTTGTAGGAAGAGTTATTGAACTTATATATTGGATACGAACCTGCGCACTGATTAACCACTTGCCTGCGGATGGGATTGTTAATGTCTGTGAAAAAATACCAGATTGTGATGAACCTGCTGGGATACTTATAGGAGTAAAACCAACACTCGTATTTGGAAGCGATGGTGTTGTTATTGTAGATTGCAAATATACGACCAGTGCATTTAACGATGATAATTGAGTTTGCAATGAATTATAGGCTGCGTCAAGTGCGTAGTATGAACCAGACATATATGTATATTATATCAAGATATTAAAAAATAACGGCTTAAATTAAAATCTGCATCATTACAACACTTCTAAACTCCTTCATTTTCATCACTCGACGACTCATTCGCTCTTGGTGTGGGCTGCAATAAAGATAAACTCTCACTTGATACTGCATCGGGTATCACATCTTTTAAAGCATTTCTTTCTTCACCCGTCAATTTATCAACCACTTTTCGTTGCACCAAGTTGCTGGTTTGGATTAATTTCGTGTAATCAGAGTATTTTTCGTCCAAGAAATCCTTACCCGATATTGTGCGATTTCTGCGTTCAAGAGCAAGCATTTTAAAGCAATCCACGCCCAGCAGATAAAAATCTTTGCTTGCAACCAATTCCCGCTCCATATTATCCGCTATTTGCAAGAACAATTCTATACTTCCTATAATACCACAGATGAGAGCAAGAAGGCAGTTTAATACCGAGATGGTCTGTTGTGGTAAGAAAGGTTGCAATCCCACGCTGAATACCGAGTTAAATCCCGAGATGATTAAAATAGGGATTTTGTAGAATTTTAACTGCCCCTTGTAGTAAATATAATTCTTCTTGTGATACAGGGACATCACATTAGCATTACACATTATATTGGATACTATTCGTTCTAAATCATCGCTCCATCTTGCTTCCATTTATATATATAATACTATATATTATTTGTCTAACCGCACGTATCAAAAAAAAGTTGAAGTTGGATTAGACAAAATTGGATAAGGCATACAACAACAACAATAGAAATGCAAAGAAACGAATGGACGGAGAAGGATTGGAGGATGTGCTTTAACTGCGACAGCCCAGAGATTTATTACCGCTTCCCACCCTGTAAAATATCAGTGTGTGAGGAATGCTATAAGAATTTGGGCTGGACATCAAAAGAAAAGAATACGTATCAGGTAAGAGAATGCGACGATGATGACGAACAAGAGTTCAGCATCATTGAAAATGAAGATGGAGAGTGGCGTTTCACACTGGAAGAAGCGGAGGCATTCTTTGAGGCGACAAAAGAGGAACGTTGCGGTGCAAAGTTGCGACTTGTAAAAGTGCCGTGGTGCACGGATAAATACTGCGATGGGGACGATGAGATTGAAGTAGTTAGTAAGAATTATTAGTAATTTATTAAGCAAAATTAAGAAATTGGGGATACCCTTTTTTAACGACTAACTCGTACTGGAATAGGTGCAAAAGTGCAGAAAATTGAATTTTATTTTAGGGTATGGTTTATCAGCAACAACAGCAACAAAAGCAACAACAATGAACGCACAGCAGATTGGATTAGATAAAAAAATTGAAATGGAATGCGGGGACGAGTGTGATTGCAAACAAGCAACGATGAACGCACAACAGATTAAGGAATTCAAGACGGCACTCCGCATTTGCAGTACACTGGAATGCCCCGTACTCCCCGACGCGACTGAGGACGACTGGGACGAGTATCATATGATTTACGACAATGCAAATCAACTCCTCTGGAAGCACGCACCCGCGGTGATGAAGAGTCGCGACTGCGATTTCAGTGATTTTAAAATTGTGTTTGAGTTAAGGGATTTAAAACTGAAAATGGAAGCGTGGGCGAGTGACTGCGACAAGGCGTGGAATGGCGTAGCATTCGTTGAGATTGACGAAGCGGAAGACGAAGACAGGGACAGATTTTGCGCGGACTGCGGTAAGGCATTCGTGGAAGACATCACGTGCTTCAAGCAGAATTGGTACAGCACCAAGTGCGCCACCTGCACTGGTCAGGCATTCACGTGCGAGGTTTGCAACGAAGAAAAAGACTGGAAGGAGCATCTCCCGAGCAATGATACGGACGAAGGTCAGGACGTAGAGTCGCTGTATGGTGTCTGCATTATTTGCAAGCAGTGCGCCGAGGATACGTTGAAGGAGTACAAGTGCCGTGTGGAATGCCCCGCCGATGTTGAGCGTATGCGGGCGAGATTGGAGGTGGGTGAGGGCGTATTAGTCTGCGACTGGATGGGCGGTGAATGGGTATTCAAGGACGGAAGAACCCTTGAAACCATTAGAAAATTGATCGGAGAGTGTGTGGACTGCCACGTCGCCGAGCAGACAATTCAACCCATCGCCGACTACACGGGGGTCAGGGCGTAGATAGTAGTTTATTATTAGTAATTTATTAACAAAATTTTAACAAAAAAGGGTCTGACCCATTTTTTGACGCTCTGACCCATTTTTTCGCGTTTTTTTAAAACTACCCTAGGTTTCCTCCTTCCCGAGGGGACTTTATAAAAACAAGGTGAAAAATGGGTCAGACCATCAAAATATGGGTCAGGGTATCCTTATATAAGGGGTATTCAACGACTAACGACGCGCATCCTTAACGACCTGTTGAAACCAAGAAAAAATAAAACCAACAAGAAAGCCGAGCATATATTTATATAAGTATTATTTTTTTAAGTTTGCAATTTTTTTATTTTTTTTCAGCGCAGATAATGCACAGGAACACCTCGTATTCATCGTCAAGGTACTCGCCGTATTCATTCAGCTTTAACAGGTTGCAATCACAGCACCGCGTGAATTTTTCAGCACGGCACTCATCACAGCAGTAATCAGTCCCGTCAATTCTGTGTTCCAAGTCGTGGAATTCACCAACCTCCCCGCATTCAATGCATTTGTTATTCATCGTATATAGCCCTTATTTGCATACTTATATAAGGGATATATATCATTCAATTTTCTACGCCATCGTATGCAAAATCTACCACATTATAAGCGCATCCGTATCATCAGTAGGCATCAAGTCCCAGTGGTCGTAAAGAATGGACTCGCCCTTATCAACATTCCAGTAGGTCTTCATTGCACCCCAGTCCCATTTTTCAAGCATACTCGCTATTTCCAATTTAATATTTTCTTCATCAAATATACCCATATTCTTAATCCTCCCGTCGGTATCAACCACCAAGCAGTATTTATTATTATCACTGCTGTAATATACCCGAACAAACCCATCTCCGTAATTATCTTTTAAAGTAATGATTTCAGGGTTCATTTATATAAGTATATCGTCTATTCTTTAATACCCTTATATAAGTATATTTAAAATCAATAGCCGAGCCATCAATTCCTCCTGTTGCTTTGATGGTATGTCGGCACATTTATAGCCATCTAATCTTTTCTTAATTGTATCAAAAATAGATTGAGTAAAAACCTTCTTTTTGGTTTCGTATAATTTTAAATTGTAGTCCTCATCATCGTATTCAGTATTCATCTTATATAAGCATATCATATCGTTTTTAAGTTGCTTATATAAGTATATTTCATTTCAGCATTTCACGCAGAAAATCGGCAGAATACGTATTAACCTTACTTACTAAGTAATCGCGTAATTTTGCAATGTCTTTAAGGGCAGAGTCGGGCTTTACATCATCCAAGAATTTAAACACGCTGTCTTTGATAGGCATCTCGTAGACCTGCGAGAACTCCTCCTTGATGTACTGAATATTGGCTAGCACATCTTCCCACTTGGGCTTGCGGGGCTGTTGCAATAGTTCTTCCAGAATATCCAGTTCGTTTTTTATCTTATTTGCAAGTCCAACGTTAGAGTTAAAGAATACAATCAGACGTTCTAACTGGGCTTTGTTTTTATCTTCTCCATCTAACTTTAAGAGAGAAAATAGACGCTTCAATGCCTTGAACTTATTCACCTTGGTATAGTAGCGTATTTCGTCTTCAAACTCCGCCTCTATTGCGGTCGTATCGGGCGCATCATTCCAGTTCTTCGTACCGCCACAGGTAATATAATAATTTTCACTAATCGCAGCAAATCGGTCGCCTACTTTTGCAATCAGGTCTATTTTGCAAGGGGTGCGATCCATTATTGCATCTTTGAAATATCTGCGTGTACCATCAATCATCTTAACGTATCCACGTTTCATCGCGTTTAAATCCCAGCGCATCTTCCAGAGGTCGTTTATCATCTTTTCTTGCACGTCACCAGTAGCGCGTAAAATCTTCTTTTTAAGGGCGGGTTTAATAAGCGGGTTCTGCACATACTCCTCGACGGATGCTTTTGAAAAATCCCCGCGATAGACCAGCCGTTCGTCCCATCCCGCTTTAAAATCGGTAATCCACACATCAGGGTTCTTGGAGGTCTTTAAATAGGCGCTTTTTATCATACTTGCAACTTTATCACAGGTCTTTTCTTTTGGATACGCCTCGGCATCGTAATCCGCACCATATTGTATAGACCTTAAAGAATTTGAACCGATTAAGCGATTACGACCTTTAACAGCAAGTCGGCAGATTATTTCACCAACAGCATTATTTAATTGCTCCACTTTTCGTTCGTTTAGCGCCATATATTATATAACGATATAATAAATGCCGATTGAAATATTAGAATTAGTTAATAGCGCTAAACCAACAAAAAGATTTAAAATTACAATCAAAGAGGGTGATGCGGTGCGGTCTTTTGATTTTGGTTATAAAGGTGGCACGACATATATAGACCACGCGGATGTGAATAAAAGGCGAGCCTACTGGTTGAGGCATTGTGGTAATGGAACAGAGCGCGACTTGATTAACAATTTCATACCATCGCCTGCATTATTTTCAGCACGACTGCTGTGGGGAGAGTCTACGGAACTTTTTAAGAATTTGGTAAAGTTGCAAGAAGATTTTAACGGGGTGTATGCGTATAGAAAATCGCAGAAATAATCTAACGGAACTATATATGAAAGACTTGAAGCGGGAGGATATAATCCCTATTTTAGCAGAATACTATAAGAGCATTGGAAGAACAAACCCGCCCCAGTTTGATACCTATACGCTCCAAGAGTTGAAAAAGTGTCTGACGTTATTTAAGATAGTAGTTAAGAAAGAATAAGAAAGAATAAGGTTTAGTGCTATTAAAAATAATATCACTATACATATATATAGATGTCGCAGTTTGACCCGCTTAAAAATGCAGCCTCGCCCGACCAAGTGTATTTTGATATAACTGTGTCTAACTTTCAAAGCACCACGACGAAGCCACCCGTATTTTATTTTAATGAAACACGCACGAACCCTTTCGTGTCTAACCCAGAAGATTATTATTTAAGCATTCTACGCTTTACGATGGAGACAGGAAGTCTCCCAGTTTTTATCCCGAGTATAGAGCCAGCGCAGCCCTTGAAAGATAAAACCATCTACTCTACTACGCTTGAAATCACAATAGGTGCAAACTCCTACACATCAGGACAGGTCTTTATTGATTGGATACCGCAGGACAAAGGTGCGGAAGTCCCACCACCGCCTTCCCAGTGCGTGAATGGTGTGCAGAATAATTCAACGGGCTATTACTACTGCTACTCGTATTCGTACTGGATTTATTTAATCAACTTGAAACTTGAAGCTGCATTCGCAGTATTAACCGCAGCGGTAATCGCAGGAGGAGACGTAATGCCCACCATATATGCGCCATTTCTTAACTGGGACACATCATCAGACCAAGCAGTGCTGTATGGTGATGTAGATGGGTTTAACGTGTTGCCCGATGGTTCTATCACAAACACTATAAAAATATATTTCAATGCGCCGTTGTTTGGATTGTTTAACTCCTTCCCCGCGATTTATTTAGGATACGCGGGCGTTACTCTTGGTAAGAACTACCAGTTGATTATCCCGTCGGTCGGGGCGGTCAACTTACTCCTTATTACGCCCGTGCAACCACCCCCTGTGCCTCCTGCTACTTATATAGAGTATCGTGCAATCGCCCTGTACCAAGAATGTAGCACAGTTGCAAATTGGTCGCCGATTACCGCGTTGGTATTCACGTCTAACACCCTACCGATCCAGAGCAATCAGGTCAGTACCCCCATTATCTTTGATGATGCCCAGCAGGTGGCTTTTGGTGGTAATAATAGTAATATAGCCAACATTATAACGGATATGGTTAGTGATAATGGGCAGTACCGCCCGAATATTGTCTATACCCCCACGGCGGAGTATCGTTTAGTCACTCTGTATGGTAATAGTAGGCTTTCTAATATAGATTTAAACATCTTCTGGCGCACAAAGACGGGGGAGTTAATTCCTTACAGAATTAACTCTGGCGAGGCGGTCACTATCAAACTGGCGTTTTTGAAGAAGGCATCCTATAAGTTAGGAACTACGAAACACAACGTTTAGGAATTCTTTCAATTTTCGTCCATCCATCTATAATTTTTATCTGTGTATAACTTATAGATGTCGTCCTTCAAGACTGTTCTCGTGCGCGATAGCGTAATCGGTGATATCACCTCTGATATTGACTACGCCGTTAAAAGCGGTGCATCCCAGTGCACCTTCCAGCAATTCCCCTCAACCAGCGCCTCCAATTCTGCGCTAATTTTCAACGTTCAAGTTCCCTCTGAGAACACTATTATAGGCAGAGATATGATGATTAACACTGGTCTAACATTTAGATTGAATATCACCAACGTCCCCGCAGGTCAGGTCGCCTTTAACTACGGAAGAGCCGACTCCTTGCACGCGTTCCCGTTGAACTCTTTGTTTAGCACCGCCACTGCCCAGATTAACAATACCACTGTTTCTATCAACACACAGGACGTTCTTCCCGCTCTCCTTCGTATGAATGACAGCAGAGAACTTTACAGATTTAACTCCACTACCCCGTCTCTTCCCGACCAAGCGTACGGAGTCCTCAATCAGGCTGTGGGTGCTGGTAATAGCCCGATGGGTGAGTATGCCGACTCTGCATACGATGTCGACCAGACCCCCCGTGGTGCGTTCCCCATCTCATATGGTGTGTCCCATCTTGTGGGAGGTGTAGGTGTCCCGAACACCTCTCTTCTATCAATTGGTCTTACGGATACTTGGGTCATCACTGTTTCTACTGTGGTCTCCGAGCCTCTCATTTTGTCTCCTTTTATCTTTGGTGACCCTGAATACAATCAGCAAGGTTTCTTGGGTATTAACAATATGACTTTCACCTTGAATATTGACTCCACTTGCAAGCGCCTTTTTTCGTCTGGTAATCCCTTCCAAGTGGGAGGTGTAGGTGCAGGTTACGTGACCACCATTCAGCTCGGTTCAGTTGCCGACTCTAATGGTTTCAAATACCAGCCACAGGCATTTGGTACTATCCTCGCTCCCGTTGGTGGTACATCCCCTCAGTTGTTGTTGAAGTTGTTGTCGTCCCAGCCCAGCGACCTTATCCAGTCCAAGAACATCGTGCCTTATATGGACTTCCCCCGCTACTTGACTACCAGCGCGCTCGCATCTGCTGTTGCTCCTAATGCTACCACCACTCTAACATCTAGCAATCTTCAAATCAATCAAATCCCCGATTTGTTTATCATCAATATTCGTAAGCCGATGAACCAGCAAACAATCTTTGATGCCGATGCCTTCTTCAAGATTAATAACATTAGCATCAACTTGAATAACCAGTCTGGTCTTCTATCTTCTGCTACTGCTTACGATTTGTGGCGTATGTCTGTTAAAAACGGATCTACCCAGTCTTGGGCGGAGTTCAGCGGACAAGCGAGCAATGTTGACCCCGCCACGGGTATTTTAACACAGGTTGCAACCACGGGTTCTTTGCTTGTTATTTCTCCTGCTTACGATTTGTCCTTGCCTGATTACCTTACTTGCGGGTCTCTCGGTAATTATAACTTCCAGTTCACTGTGGGTGTAACCAACCAATTCACGTCTTCTATTGCCCCCGAGATGATTGTTATTACCGCCAACTCTGGTATCTTCACCACCCAGCAAGGTGTGTCTAGCATCTACACGGGCATCCTTACCAAGGAGATGGTGCTTGACGCCAAGTCCAAGCAACAGGCGTCCGCGATGAAGTCCGCCGAGGTTAGACGTATGACGGGTGGTAGTTTGTGGAATTCGTTAAGCGGTATTGTTAAAAGGGTTCTCCCATACGCGCAGCGGGTTGCCGAAGACCCTGACGTGCAAAAGTTCGCACTCGCCAAGGGTAAGTCGCTCCTTGGTTTAGGAACGTCTGGCGGTGCTAAGCGGTATTGTTAAGCACCCACGTGGGGTGACCCAGATTTTGATGGGGTGACCCATATTTGAGCGTTTTTTTAAAACTATCCTATAACTTCCCCTTCCCGAGGGGACTTTGTAAAAACAAGGTGAAAAATGGGTCAGACCATTAAAATATGGGTCAGCGCCATATTAATTTCGTATTTAGACATATATCAAATAAAAAAATATAGTTGATATATATATAGTATGCCACAAGCAAATATTACCTACGACACGGAATATAATCGCCGTTTAGTATCAAAGGTGCGTAAGAATGAGGCACGTACAACAATGGCTAATCAGCCAACCGAATTACCAATGCGTAATGGGTCATACCACGACCCGCACGAAAGAGTTGTAATGCAAGGTGGATCAATTGAACGCGAGTTTATATTAAGCGGAACTTCGCCCGCATATCCGCCCATTAATATGCGCAGTGGAATGGAGGTAAGTAGTGGAGGAAGATACGCAGGAGTAGACGGCGCTGTGGGCGGTAATTTTTGGGGAGATTTTGCAGATGGCTTTACGAAAGTTATAGATTTTGCTGCTAAGCCTTTATCCGTTCTTCTTCCCCCCGCAGGAATGGCTCTTGGTGCGTTGAGTAAAGGGGTGAAAGGTTTAGCAGGACGGGGACGTGCGCGTAAGCACAAGCGTAAGATGAAGTCCTGCCCGATGTGCGCTGAGATGGGATGCCCGTGCGGAGGTGCAAAAAGCGGAGGTGCTATATATAACCCTACAAACGACCCAGCAATTGCTGCACAGAATGAAAGAATTGGTAGAAATATGAGAGGTGAAAATTTCAAAGGCTTCCGTAAGGTTGGTGGTGAGATGCTTGCAAGTCCCGCTGCCGAGGTTGGTAAGAAAATGAAGAAGGCGCGTGCAAAGAAAGCCGATATGTCTCGCGTAATGGATGCGGTTGAAGCAACCAAGCCGATGCACGGAGGAGCAAAATCGGGCGGAGCAAAATCGGGCGGAGCAAAATCGGGCGGTGCAAAATCGGGCGGTGCAAAATCGGGCGGTGCAAAGAAAGGTGGACGTAATGCCCGCGCAGAGATTGTTAAAAAGGTGATGAAGGAACGCGGTGTTAAAATGATTGAAGCGTCAAAAATCGTCAAAAAGGAAGGTCTGTATTAATTATTTAGTGAATTATTATATATTTAAATCTCGTTATAATATATAATATGCCCAGAGTGAAATTAAACGTTAATGAGGACAAGGATAGTTTAGTCGCCATTAAAAAGCGTGTTAATAAAAAGAACAAGCAGAAGTATGCAGTGCCGACGGGAGACCCGCTGGTAGTAAAGGCAGACACGGCAGCACCATTATATAATGGTATACTAACCCGATTGCAAGGTGTAGTAGCATCCGTGGGTGAAATAAGAGGTCAGATAGAATTAACCAACGAATATTACAGAACGAACAGAAATAATGCTGCATTTGGGCGGGCAGCGATTGACCGATTTGTTGCTGTAAATGCAGTTGTTAAAAAGGCGGTTGCAGATTTAAATTCGTATTTAGAACAAAATGTAAAAAGTTTAAATATATTCAGCGACGGGCAGGTATCCAATATAAGAAAGTTAAATGACGAATTAATAGAGATATTCCAAGCAATAGTCGCAGGTGTTAATGCTTTAAGCCCGAGAAGACAAGCGTCATTGAAAAAATTGTTTGGTGTATTCATTGAGGATTTAATGAAGTTAAGCCAGACACTGGCTGGGCTTCTTGGTAATTATAAACAACTGCCTAGTGAATCGCCGAATGTAGAAGCATTAATATTCCCACAAGCACGACCAACGGGTCAAGGCAGAGGTAGAATAAAGAAAGCACCCGCACCACCTCTGGCTGTGCCTGCTGGCGAGGGCTTTGGTGATAATTTATTAGCACGACATATGTACGGGAGCGACCCACGAACATACACCCCGCACGGGATGATGGGAGGTATTTATTTAGAAGTAAAAGAAATGCCTACCCGATTTTTATAATTTTTTTAGTTTAAATATTTAATATATAGTAATATATTATATATATATGGACGAGTTTATTCAATTGGTTAATTCAACAAAAAAAAGAGGACGACCACGTAAGATGCAACCGACAGGTGAGGGGCTGGGCGATTTTTTAACAAGCGTTAAGAAGACAGCACAGAAGGTTGCCCGTAATGTAGGTTCAAAAATCCTCGGTAAGAAATTAGCAGAAAAGGTTGAACGATACGGCGATGCAGTTCTTTTTTTAAGCAAACTACCTCTCTCTCCTGCTGTTAAAGAAACATTAAGAAAGCACGGAGACGAACCTATTTTAAAAATGGTTGCAAGTAGGAAGCCAGTACGAAAGGTGTTAAACGCATTAATGAACGTAGTATCTCTCGGTTCATTTAATAAAAAGTTTGGAAGACAACCATACGATGACCTCTTTCATTTAAAACTCTTAGTGACCACTGCAAGCGGAACATATGCAATTGAAAAGGAAGAAGTAATAAAAATCACACCGAACCCGAAGGCAGAAGAACATACCGAATTTAATGAAATCACGCCTGTCCCGTCTGCACTAACAATGAATAAATTGATGATGGGAGGGGAGAAGGTATTGGGCGATAAATTCACACGCTACGACGCATCATCAAACAACTGCCAAGACTTTATCATCGCATTGCTGGAAGGATCTAATGTTGGAAGCGCAGCAGATAAGGCGTTTATAAAGCAGGACGTCGACGCGCTGTTTAAGGACGATACATTCCTGCGCAGAGTTGCAAGAAAATTAACTAACGTCGGGGCATCAGTAAGCACCGCCATTACGGGTGTAGATGATACGCCCGTCGCATCTTCTAAGACCGCATCCCAGTTTGAAATACCGAGCCACGCCGATACCAGCGTCTCTGATGGAATGGAAGGAGGTGCACCGAAAAGGAAGCGGGCAGTGGTGGGAGACGAAGGAGAGCGTGGTCGCCGTCGCCGAGAAGTGCGAGGTTTATTAATGCGTGCGTATCCACTTGATGGTAGTGAGGTAGACCCTGCTGCCCGCGCATTAATAGACGATTTTGCGCCAGCGGGGGTAATCCAGAATTTATTGGATAGAGAAGTTCCCGAAGCCATTATCGTTGAAATATTAATTGCGTTACTACCAGCGGGTTATAGCGACCCGACAGGCTCGCCAGTAGCAACACAGGAAGGATACGACAGACCTCCGCCACCTCCTCCGCCACCGACGAAAGAAGGACGGGGTAGAGGTAGACCCCGTAAGATGGTGGGTGGAGTAGTAATATCTTCTGCACAGCGCTCCGCTATTGACGACTTCTTAAATATGCATTATACGATGCACTTACGCAGTAGATATAATCCTGATAAGTTTGAAAAAATAAAGAAAGAAATCTTTGATGAAGTAATACCATCAATGCCTTCATTGGGTGCGGTCGATAAAAAACTTGCAGAGCGATTGATGAATAGATACGAAGCCCGCAGGTAATTAATGTATCTCACCTTCAATCAGAGGCGGACTGAATTCTTCAATTGCATCAATTCTGCAACAACAGCAGAAATATCGCCATTTCCAACGAACCTTTTTTTTTGGGTGAAGCAAGCGTTCCAGTGCACTTACCACCCTGTTCTTACCGAATGACCATTCCATTTATATACGCAGATATATAAATGAAAAAAACCGAATTTGGTTAAATTATTTTAAAAGTTATAAATCTATCTACTCCGCCTCGTACTCCGCCTCGCGCCAGTCCATCTCATCTTCACAGCACACGCATTCACCATCGCGCGCACGAAACCCGCAGTTAAAGCAGTAGGGCTCAGCGTATAGCCATCCCTTCGCCTTGCTTTTAAAGCACAGCACGCCTTGGTCGTCGGTTTCAAAATCTTCCTCCTCGTCATTGCAGATTTCGCGCGCCTGCACCAGTCTACGCGCTTCAAGCACGCGCTCCGCGATGTATCCATCAATGCATTCCTCGCAGATGGTGTTCCCGCTCGCATCGTTATTCAATGATACGTGGAATTCCCTGTTCTTCACGCATTTGCATTTGTCGCACCTGAAATTGTCGTCGTCTTCCTCCTCTTCTTCCTCATCATTGATGATTTCTAACACCTTGATGTCTTCATCGCCTTCCCAGCACTCATTGCAACACCACACCTCCTGACGGGTCATATCATCGTGGCACTCTACTTTGCGCCACACGTTGCTTTCGTGTCTCTGCACCGCGCAGTATTCACAGGTAATGTCGGTTGTTGGGCTCATTTTAATTGTTGTTGTTTAACTCTTGATGCTTAGTGTGGTCTGGCGGAAATTGATTTCAATTTTTTTATTGTGGGTCGTAGCCCCCACTGGCTGAAAAATAATTGAAATGAAAAAAAAGTTGAAGTTAGAAATGATAAATATATATATCGTATCAGAGGACGACAATGGCGTTTAAATACCAATTAAGATTTGAGCGTAAGAATGGCGATGTAGATTTTGCTGAACTCCCGTGCGGAAAGTGGGAGTGGGATAGTGAGGAGGAATTGAGAGCGGATTGGGACGCTTTGATGTTATATAAAAAGAAAAGAAAAGCAGTGTCTTATTACATTACGAAAGCGTGGGGAGCGTGGGATAGTGAAGACAGCGATGACGACGAGTGGGGCTACGAAATAATATGGGACAGCAACGACGAATAAAAAAACCACTTTAATTAATACTTTAAAATTATAAAACTATTCTACTCCACTTCCTTTTTTTTGTTTTTGTTTAATCAATGCATTCGTTGCAGAAATGAAGCCCACGCTTGGTGGTGTGGTGGGGATCGGCTAGGTTCTTGTACGCGTAGCAATTACTGCACTGGAATGTGGTCTTGTCTCTGATGTAGCACGACTTGCAGAAGAACACATCATCAATGGCTTCGTCCTCCAATTCTTCTTTTGTGTAGTGCTGCTGGTCTCTGGTGTATAACCCGCACCAATTGCAGTGTTTGTTCTGTGGGTTTTCAATGAATGCACACCCACCGCACGCCCAGCCGTGTTCTTGCAGGACACCATTGCAATCAATGATTTCCAGATTGCACCCTTGGATATCAAACCCATCAAAGCGCCCGCCATCATCGTTGGTCTTGCAACCCACGCACACAGGGTACAGCGCACACACAGCGCAGTTTTCAATTTCGCACAGGCAGCAGTCGTGCATTTGTTCTTCGCGGTTCATTGTTGTTGTTGTTGTTGTTTAACCTTTTGATGCTTAGTGTGTGCTGGCGGAAATAGATTTCAATTTTTTTATCATTTCAATAATTTTTTGTGCTAAAAGCCCCTATTTTGTTAGATTATTTCACCATTTTCATATAATTAATCTACGAGTATGCAACTTTTGGATTATTTCATACCATTCATTGATATAATTTTAAAATTATATCATCATATGTGTTGTAATAATCTATTTT